GGCTAAATTTGCCTCTCCAGTTTATAATCAAAAAGCAATTTTTAGATTTTGGTCCCCCACTGTTAAAGATTATGTAGAAGATACTGATTATGTATTAAATGAAGACGACTTTGCAGTTGTTAAGATATCCTCAGAACCAGGCGCATGTGGGGCTCCATACCTCCAGTGCCAACATATAATTGCTATCCATGAGGGTTCTATAGTAAAATCAGGAACAAATCTATCACATGGTATACTCACTCAAACAATTTCACAAGATTTATTTGACAAATCCTTTCATTTAAACTAAATTGTATCTCATTTCTCGACTTGTTATAACATCATATGATAAATTACCACGGTGAATCTCAATTTAAGTATATGAGAGAAGTGGGCTTTGTACCTAAATTATATCTAGATAAAATATATGATACTCCAGATACATACCCTATAGATCCAATAGTTCGAGAACTGACAAATCATGAACCCAAATCTGCTTATGTTCGCAGGACTCTCGAAAATACAAAATTGGCAATAACTGGCTACGATCGAGAGCCAAAAATACCAAATAACGATGACTTTAATTTGGCAGTAGAATATCTCTTTGAATTTATAAGACAGTATATACCTATCCATAAACCGGAATATGAAAACTTGTTTGTTAATATGAAATCAGCTCCTGGCTATCCAGCCAATTTGTTTTTTGATAAAAAGGGTGAGATACCAGATGAAATATATTCAATGTTTCTTAATGAACCCTTATCTGCTGTCAAATGGCTCCTCAACATGAAAAAAGAGATGTTACCTAAAGATAAAATAAAAGCAAACAAGATGCGTTCTTATGTCGCAGGACCGGTATTTTACCTTCTTTTGGAAAAGATATTTTCTCAAACTTTCAATGAGCACTTTAAAAAAGTTCCTTTGTCTGCTTACGGTTTTAACTACCACCACCTAGGATACCATGAATTAATGAAATTCTTAGACATTTTCCACCATATTATAGAATATGATGTTACGTGGTGGGACAAAGGCTATTCTTTGAAGGAATTTATGTTCTATTTTAGAAAGAAATTCTTAGACTTGGACGAAGACGAAGAACGAGTTTATATGAGCATGGCTCAAAACTATTTCTACCCTCAAGTTTTGTTACCGGATGGCACTGTTGCCCGCTTTAACTTAAATCAATTGTCCGGAGGGGAAAACACCACGGTAGATAATACTGTGGGCCATATATTGAT